GTATTAACATGATTACCAGCACCATCAGTAAGTGTGATAAAAGTCATTTTTTCAATATCGTACTTTTTCTTAAACATTGGTATCAATGTATTAACATAAACTAATGACTCATTAAGAGGTGTATTACCAAGATAGTATTCACTAGGCATACCGTATGATTCTGATTGAGCATAGTAGTCATCATCTTGATTCCAATAACTTCTTCTACTGTATCTATTATCAAAATACATACCCATATGATATAAAGTTTTCATAGCAAGGTCAGCAGTTTTCTTATTCATTCTATGGCTAACACAATTTACTAAGTTAAAGTCTTCAAACATAAACTCACCAGAGTTTGTTGACCATGAAGAAGAAGGCAATCTATTACCATTCTCATCATATTTTTCATTATAACTTTTTCTTTCACTAGTAAAGAAATAAACCTCAAATGGTATATTAACCTTTCTACAAAATTCTACAAGATTGATTAACTGTTTAACAGTATCAAACAAAACATCTGCCATTGAACCAGACCAATCAAGTAACATCATCATACCATGGTTTTTACCATCAGGTACAATAGTCAACTTTTTGAAAATGTCATCTGAGTATTTGTAACTAGGCAATTTCAATGGGTCAATAATACCTGTTTTATCTTGACTAGCTCTCTTATATGCTTGAGCAGATTTTTTCATTTCAAATTCTTTAACAAGATACATAACAGTTTTCTTGTTTTCATTCATAAACTTTTTATATGATTTGTCAAGGTAAGTATCATACTTAGCAATATTATAGTATGCTCTTTGTTTTACTCTATAGTCGTTCATGTCTTTTAACCAAGTTTTATAACTAGTCAGAGCAGAACCATCTTTAAAGTTTGGAGTAGGTATCTTACCATACATATAACCTTTATTAGAGTCATCTAACAACTTATCAGTATTTTGTTGAAACGAATCATCAGTAATTGCTTTTAGTAGTTTTGGTTTTTGAAAATCACCACCAGCACCTTTAGCATAACTATCAGGTTCGCCTTCTTCTTTTTTATCATCTTTGGTTACATCATCAGATTTTGATTGACCATCTTGTTTAGTATCTTTTTCATCATCTGCTTTTTGGTCACCAAAGTTATTGAAATCATTTTTTTCATCATCAGCGTCATCATTCTCAGAAGCGTCTGAGTTTTGACCTTGACCGTTTTCTGATTCTTCTTGGTCATACTCATCATCAAAATCATCCTCATCATCACCAAGGTCGTAATTTTTGATAACTGAATTAGTATGAAAATCAGGCAACTTAGACATTTGTTCAACTTGTTCTTTTTGCCAATCTAACATTTCTTTGGCTAAAGCCAACACATCAGCAAATGTTTTAACTTTGTCAACTTTAGCCAACCACTCGTTATCTTTAGGAGCAAACATGAACGGTAATCTATTCATTGATTTAGACCTTAGATTAATCTTGTCAATAATCATTAGGTCTTTATTGATATCTTTACCAGAGATACCAAAGAAATTTTGTTTTTCTAATATATCAAAACCATTCTCATAGTTTTTAACAACACCAGGATACTTAGATTGAATTAACTTGTCAATTCTAGTATCTTCAATAACATTTACATATGACCTTAGTTCTTTGTCATCAATACCTTCCCACTCTTCATAAGGAGTAAAAAGAGCATGAGCACACTCATGGGCGATAAGCATGTCATATACGTCACCAGATTTTTGTTTAAATATAGGAAGAGTTAATACACGGTTCTTTACATCAAAAGAAGCCGTTTTAACATTATTGTGTTGTACTGTAATATTTTCTGTAGCAAGTAGTTTTGCTAGATTGCCCTTAACGTCAAGATTCATAGTGTTGTCCTTTTTAATCATATAAGTTCATCCTAAAGGAAAGTTTCCAATAAGTCAACCACTAAAAGCGTTTTTTTTAAACTTTTTTTCTATGCCAGGTAAGGGTTTTAGAGGCTGCGTCAAATCGCACAGCCTATTGTTCTTGCTTTGTTCTACTATCTTTTGTCGCCGGAGCCATGAATCGTACCTTTTTCCTTACGATTCGCTAGTTTTAGGAGATTGCCGTTAGCAATGTCGGAAAGCTTAACGCCAATATCGTCAGCCAGTACAGCAATATACCACAGGCAGTCGCCAATTTCAGCGGATATCTCTTGAACCAGATTCTCATTATTCTTATTTGTGCCATCTCTAATTATCTTTTTTACCTTATTTGCAACTTCACCTGCTTCACCGGTCAGTCCCAATGTTGGGTAAATAATGGCCTGTTCTCTCGGATATATTGCCGTTGTTTTTGCGACCTGTTGGTACATATCAAGGTCGCTTACTTTTTTGTATTTATTAGACTCGTTACTTCTAACGCCTAAATCTAATTCTAATTGTCCGTTCATATTGAGTTATCTCCCTACTTGCTGTAAATATTTGTCTTTGGTTTCTTGCCAAGACATGTAAATAATATCATCATAAAAATGTGTTTCACTAGATACACGGTCTTGTTTCTTTAAACTTGCTAGTCTTTTCTTAGCATATTTGTTCTTCCAGATTTCAGTTAATGCTTCTACAGAGTTATCAAATCTTCTCTCTAACTGGTCTTCTTTTATCTCTTCTCTTAAAAATTGATTAGTATTATTGTATAACTCACCAAAATAGATACCTCTGGCATGTTCAGATTTAATAAGTTTTTTATCTATACCTAATTGATTATATGTAAATGTATGTGACCTATTTCTATGGTCTCTTTTGTGTGGTTGACCTGTATCTTTCTTTGCAACATACCATTCAAAGTATTTGTATGTGTGGTTTTTCATCAACCAAGCCTGTATCATTTTTCTAGTTTTTAAAGTAGGTTCATATGATACGGAACCAGCAGTCCAACCCATTTTCTTCCAATATTTTAATCTATCGTATTGTGATAATGGTATCTCTTTTGTTTTACCATATAGACTTGTAGTTGTAACACCTACCAATTTGTCTTTGTATTGATACTCCCATGTTTTCTCAACAGTATCACTCAAACATAATAAAGCTAGTAGTTTCCCGCCAACCAGGTTGTATCCAAGCGGCTGTATTGGTACGATTGTACTACCAATGCAAGTATGATTAATCATTCTTTGCGTCTTAGGTTCTCTTTCCCAACCAATATAATTATCTCTAGGTGTCAAGTCTAAGAAATCTGAGGACATACAAGTAACACCAAGATATTTGCCTGTCTTTTTGTCTCTAATTAAGAAGTTTAAATTTCTACCAATATTACTATTGTTTTTCATGGTAGACAAGAAAGTTCTAAGACCATTCCAGATTGCTGGCATTTTACTGCCTGTTATAGACTTAATCTGGTCTCCGTCTGTCCATACTAATTCTGGTTCTAAGTAAAGATATTCTTCTTGGTCTTCAGGTAACCAAAAGTTGTTTTTAATCTCAGCTAATAATGCACCTTGTTCAGGATTCTTTAATGTCGGTTTATCATCAAAAAAACTATTTACTTCTTGTGTAGGATATTTGTCATGTACTTCACACCATTTTTGATATAATGTATATTCTTTTACATCCATGGCTGATACATAAGATAAATCTTTTGTAACTGCCTCTTTTAAAGTTTCTGTATCTGGTGCGACAATCTTATCCAGCGGGTTTTCTTCCGACCATGCGTTCCACTGGTCATCAATTGTCATGCCTTTTTTCCACGAATATGCCATGATGTAATCCTATATCAAGTAATCAAAAATGTCAAGTCTGTGATTTCTGCAATTGATTAAATAATTTCTTAGCTTTTTCTTCAGCTCTCTTTAATTTAAACTTTGATACATGTTCTACAAAATTTCTACCTAATATATGGTCATATTCATGTTGACAGATTCGACTCATCATACCATCTAAACTGGCCTCTAGTTGTTTGCCCTCACTATCCTCATATTTAAATACACATTTTCTAGGTCTTTTAATATTTAAAAATAAGAAAGGATAAGTTAAACAACCCTCTTTCATCATCAGTTCCTCTACACCAACTGATAACAAAACAGGATTATACATTGCAATCGCTTTACCATTTTCAATTGAAGGATGACCACCAGCAACAAACATATTGAAAGGTAAACCAACTTGATTAGCTGTTAAACCAATACCATGAAATTTCTTCATACATTCAAACATTGATTCGGTCAATTCTTTTCTGTCCTTAAAATCATGTTCTTTTAACATATCATCTGTAAAAGGTGCTATGGCAGTTTGTACTCTAGGGTCTGTTGGTGGTATTAGTTTTAGTTCTTTCATTATATTGTTCCTAATTGTGTAAAGTTTTGATGTTTCTCAAACTTTATAATGTTAGTAAATTTGTCAAATAGTATGTCACCTTTATGTGATATAATAAAGATATTTTCTTTTTCTAGTGTCTTAATAATTTTAAAGAAATCATCTGTGCCTTGGCCATCTAAACTACTATCAAATATTTCATCTAGTATTAATAGATTTGTGTTGGTGCTGTTCTACATTCTAGCAATATCACGCCAAGTAAATAATAAGGCAAGGTCAATTCTCATCTTCTCACCCTCACTAAAGTTATTATAATTAAATGTATCTCTAAATCTTGATTTGACGGTCTCATTAAACTCTTCATCTAAATTAAATGAAATATAGAAATCCATAGCCTGTAGATATTTGTTAATTAAGGCATTCATAATAGGCACATATTTTCTAATTATTTGTGCCTTAGCACCTTTGTCATTTAATATTTCTCTTAATACATCAACATAGTCCTTTTCTTCTTGTACTTTAGATAGATTTATTTCTGCGTCTTTTAAATCAACTTTCATTTGTTCTAGTTCAAGTTCTATATTTTCTATATCTGTATCTCTGTCTTTACTAGTAGAAATCTCTTGCTGA